AGGGTCTTTCAAGAATGTCTCGGGATCTACCGAACGCATAATTTCACCAAGCGCGTCTATGGTGGTTGTCCAATTAGATCGTGTTCGAGCAACATCTACAGATAAGATCTTGACCCATGAACCAGTTTGTACAACTGCGACATCGCCCACAGAGAAAGTCTCTGATGCCTGAATAGAATTATATTCATCTGAAATACAATCTAGCCAAACACCATCGTCAAGAGATGATGGATCAGGAAGATCGATGTCCTGAACGGTTTCACCGAAAGAACCAGCATACACTTTTCGCTTATTGTCGTTCTTCATCGCAGTTAGACGGTCGATGACATTGTTATCAGATTCCGAAGAATCCCATGTGATGTTGCCTTTACTAATGAAACCGTCCATATTACTCACCTACAATACGACTGAAATATGCCTGAGCAGATGGTTCTGCATTTAAGCCAGCCAATGATCCTGTTGGAACCTTAGCAAGTAATCTACCATCATTTCTACCATCTTCATGACGGCAAAACTTAATGCGAAATTTTGTGCCAATAGGGAATGACTTTGGGATCACAACATCGGCTCTTTCTCGAGTTGTTGTTATGGAATCGTCAATTTCGATGTATGCCGTTGATGAATCTGGTGGTTGGGAGAAGTTTACACCATCAAATGCAACTTCCAACCATGTATATAATTCGGCGACACCAGAGGAATTCTGACGGTTAACAACCAATGTGAAGTCTACTTGATGTTCATAAGTGTTGTCTAATATAGTAAAGACACCATTTGCGTCAACAGAGATTGCACCATCTGATGATGTTGCGGGGTCTCCAAATGACACAATGATAGCGTTTGACAAACCACGTCCTGCTGGAGTTTGTGTGACAATACTCTTGGCACTCAGTACTCGCTCAGTTGTGAATGACTCAGATAATTTAGGCATTAAATATCCCTCGTAATTGGAACGCCAAGTTCAGTAGTAATAGGATCACCCAATTCTGTTGTGATGATATTCGGATTCGGTGTGACTGTACCTCCGAGGGCACCAACCATTGCATCGCGAAACTTTTCACTAATTTGTTGGTCATCGAAGTATGCATCTGGGTCGGTAGTTCTGAGATACTCAATCATAGCATTCACAGTTGAAAGCCATGAAGACTCAGAAGGGGTTTTTGTAATAGCATCTGCTAAACGATTAACGACATTGTTGTTGAGCTTATCATCCTCATCCCAACCAATGTCAATGTAAGTGCTTCCAATCATTTTCATACCCCACAAAAAAGGGGGACACTCATATGAATGTCCCCATTTTATTAACTAACGATTAAGCAACACCGTCAGTAGATACAAGAACAACGATCGCGTCATTGTTTTGTACAAGTTCACCTTTACGTGAAGTTTGCTTCAACTGAACAGCGCCGTCCAAGCTGTATGGATCAACCAAGAACTTGTCGTCGATGTCAACTAGGCAGTATGCACGCTCAAGATCGCCGAACATGATACCAGCAGCGTCAGCAACGTTGTAGTCTGGCATGTAGTCTTCAACAACTACTGGGTAACCCAATAGATTGAATGCAGATTCTTCGAACTTGATCAATGGACGATTTTCGCTGTCGCGCAACTTACGGATAGCACCAAGAGTACGACGGTTCATTACCCATTTTGCATTCGCGTGGAAAGCAGTTTGTAGAGCAACAGTAACGTCGATCAAAGTGTCCATGATAGCTGCAGAGTCAGCACCAAGGTCACCATCAACACCAGAAGCAACAGCGAAATAGAAATCGTTGTCACGAGTGTCAACAGCCTTGTAAGACTCACCAGAAGCAGTTAGAGCAGCGTCAAGACGGTTGCTAGATAGCATACCACGTAGGTTGCCAGTCGTACCGTCACCAGCAAGAACTTGCTGAGCCCAACGACGAGACATTTCGTCTGCCAATAGAGATGTTAGGTGTGACATAAGATCGATGTGTGGATCGTTGATAGCTTCATCAGAGATGAAAGGTTTAGCATACTGCTTACCAACGTTCATTACGATTTCTTCGTAAGTCTGAGTGCCTGTAGCTGCCCAGTTAGTACCAGCAATCTGCTCTGTACCTTTAGCAACGCCAGGATAGTTACGAAGAACCATCTCACGATAGTCAACAGAACCAACAGACTTAGAACCGATCAAACCAAGGATAGCAACTTGCTCACGAGCTTTCTCGATCACACGACGACCAAGTTCTTCGTCAATTGCTAGAGATTCGCCACCAGTACCACCGATAGCTAGACCTTTACAGTCGATGTCTTCAAGCTTGGTGTCTTTTGCACCGTCAGTGAACACGTCACGCAACTTTGCGTTCAGTAATTCTTTGTCGAATTTCACTTCAGAAACTTCGATTTGAACTGGAGCTTGAGACTTAGCTTCAAGATCTGCTAGTTCGTTTTTCACTTCGTCAAGTTGTGCAGCAAGAGCACCAGTCTTTTCTTCAACAGCGCCAACAACAACGCTCTTAACATCTTCAATATTAAATTCAGGCATTTTCATTTCCTAATAAAAGTTAAAATAAGGGTATTACAGGTTCACTTTATGAATGGATCAACCACAACACTCAGTGAATAAGGTTTAAAGTGGACCACCACTTATTGAAACCAATTTTTCATCTCATCAACAGAGATTGTTTCGGCAGACTTCACTTCAGTTTCTTCAACTTGCTCAGAGGTTTCTTCAGACTGTTGGTCAACAACGTCTTCACCCTCAACAGCTTCTTTAACTTCAGTTTCGTCTTCAGAAGTAGCCTCGTCAGATTTTTCTTCGACTTCTTCCTTTACTTCTTCAACGACTTCGTCGTCTTTAACGTCTTCCGTTGGAGTTTCAACTTCTTTCATCTCTTCGTCAGATGATTCAGTTTCGACTTCTTTAAGAACGTATTCGAGATCAACTGGCTCGCCGACCTTAACTTCTTGATCTTCTAGAGACCAATCAACTTTACACATTTTGAATTCCCATGTGTATGAGTTGTATTTTTCAAAGATAGCATAGCCTTCGTAAACTTCTGAAACCCAGAATTCACCGTGGCCGATTTTCTCGGCAATGGCTTTGCAGATCTTATTGCAAATTTTACCGAACGACAAACCGTTCAGAGATTTAACAGACATATTTGACACATGGTCATCAGTCAAATTCTGAGCAGGGAATTGCTCGTTCTTAGCTTCGAAATAAGCCTTGATATGTTCGTTAGTTTCCATAGTTTCCTCTTCAGCTTTAACAGCCTTGATTGCATTCACAGCAGCCTCAGCTTGTCGCTTAGAAAGACCTGTGTCATGTTGAAGGGCTTTTTGAACCATTCTTGGGGTAACTTCATCGCCTTTCTCAATGGCAGACTTGATACTTTGCACAAGTGATTCCTCGTTGCATGCGAACGTCACTAGAGAAATTTCTTTAACGTCCAATTCTTTCAAGTAAGTAGTATCAGACTTATGATCGTAATCCGAATCAATAGTCTTATAACCGATACTGAATTGATCGATAGCACCCATCTTAACAAGCTCGTAAGCTTCCTGACCTGCAGGAGTTGGGGCAAACTTACCTTCGAAGTAAAGGCCATGTTCATCTTCTTTCATCATAGTGATGATGCCGATTGGCATAGATGTATGACCGTGTTGCGCAAGAAGGCGTGGCATGCGACCAGCTTCTTCATACGCCTTAATACAATTAGCAAAAGCTCCTGGAACAGTTACATCACCAGCATGGTCTTTGAAATTGAATGTGTTACCATATGCTGAGAATGAACCCTTCTCTTCAAGAGCTTTCACTTCAAAAGTCTGGTCAAGACTCTTCGTTTGAATCGTCATCGGATTCTCCTGATGGGTTGTTCTCCGGAGGAGTGTTGTTCTGATTACGTTGTTGCTCTTGAATTGAAGCAAGGTTATCCCATGTTCCAAATGTCAAGTTATTCGTCTGAACCGCAAATACATCACCACCATCAACAGGTTCACGACCCAGCTCAATACGAGCTTCGTTAATACTGGCTGTGCCCATGTTAATTTCATCACGGAGTGTTTGAACAAGAGTTTTGCGATCTCCACGCACGAACGTTCGTTCATCCATCTTAATGGAATGATTCGCTGGAAGTAGTGGACTGATAGCGTTCTCAAGTTTAGTGACGAGAGGCATCAATGAATCTCGGAAGAAACTAGCGTTGTTGTGCTCAATTGAGTTATACTTCATTCCTGAAGGATCGTTGAGCATGTGACTAGGAACTCGGAAGATGCTTGCGATTTGTTCCCTTGAATACTTGCGTTGCTCGATCAGCTGTGCGTCAACCGCTGTCATCTGGATCTGTTGAAACTTTAGACCATACTCAAGAATTGCTGTCTTACCAGCGTTCTGTGAGCCTTTATAAAGGTCATTCCACTGATCACGGATACGGTTTATCATTTCCTGATCTTCATC